AGCTAAAATTTGGTGGCCCCTGTTGGGTTTGAACCAACGACCAAGCGATTATGAGAACCATTTAGGCCAACCAAAAAACAATAACTTAGTTAAATAACAACAGGTTAAAAGGTTAATATAAGGCAATATAGGTCAATAAACCTAACTTCATGCGACACTTTTGCGACATTTTGTAAGGGGGTTAAGTCTTACGGCATCTTCAAAGTGGTCGGGGGCAAAATGGGCGTATCGCATTGTCATTTTGATGTCGGTATGACCGAGAATTCTTTGCAAAACGAGAATATTTCCACCGTTCATCATGAAATGGCTCGCAAAGGTATGCCGCAAAACGTGGGTCATTTGACCATCTGGCAATACAATGCCAGCCCGTTCAATTGCAGAACGGAAAGCATAATAGCATGGGGTAAACAAAGCGCCGTTTCGTTTAGGTAGCTCGTCAGCAAGTAAAGGGTCAATCGGTATCGTTCGATTTTTCTTTCCTTTGGTTTTAACAAAGGTGATTTTGTTTCCCGAAACCTGAGAGCTTTTCAAGTTCTCAGCCTCACTCCATCTTGCTCCTGTCACCAAACAGAGCTTGGCAACCATTTCTAGATCCTTAGCTGAGCTATTGCGACATTCATGCAAAAGCAAATCGATCTGCTCATCTGTAAGATAGGCCATCTCGCTTTCGTCTACGCGAAACTGGCGGACGTTTTCAAGTGGGTTTGGCTGTACCCATTCACCTAATCTTCTAAGTTCGTTAAACACTGCGAGAAAATACGCCAGTTCAAGGTTTAAGGTGCGAGGTGAAACTTTTGCTATTCGTTTTGTTCGAGCAAAATGGCCGCCCAAGCGTTTAGCTCGATAGGCTGTAAATAGTTGTGCATTAAATTCTGTGGCAAGAGGGAAGCCCATACACTCGGCAGCCCAGAGCATCGAGCTTCTACGCTTTTCACCATCATTCAAGGTAATGCCATGGCGGCTAAACCATAGCTCGACCAATTCGGTCAGCCGACGTTTTTCTTTTCCTTCCCCGAGCCAAGGTGCTGACTCAATTTGTTCGAGTGTGTAATTTTCAAACGCAAGAGCTTCGCCCTTAGTGGCGAACTTTTTACGAACCCGCTTACCCTCATTACCGTTACTGCGATCAACGGTATAGAAATCTGCTATCCAACGCCCGTCGGGCAGTTTCCTTACAGGCATTACCTATTCCACCGTCAGAATAACGCGCCCAAGCACGGTTATATCATCAATATCGCAATCAAAAGCGGCGCCATGACCACTAATGCGCACCTTCTTAACCGGTATGCGTGTAAGCGTACGGATGCCTACCTTACCTTCTATTTCAACCAGCCATAAACCGTCATTTACTTCACTGAAATGCTTATCAACGATGTACTGAGTTCGGTCATCAACTATGCAAATTGGTGCTGTTGGTTGGTTATGGAAATCCAAGAACATTCCTGCGTCAAAGAGAATGGAGCCAAAGTCTTGTAGCTGCCCATTGACTAGTCTTTGTCTAGTTAGATGTAACGCACTTGAATCACCATTCTCGAATTTTTTTCCCTTGCCGGTTGTAATCCACTCGAGCGTTACCCCTGTTTCTAACATGCAGCGAACGACTATATCTGCTGGAAATATATCTCTTTTATAGCGCATTGCCATGCTGCTTGACGCGATGCCGAGGTGGTCAGCTAGTTGTACTCTCATTTTGAATCCGTAGGCTTCGAGGACTCTGTCTAACACTGCGGAGCCACCTTTAGTGAAGTCTATCTGTATCATTGAGTGAACTTTCCCTTGATTTTAGCTTTTGGCGAACTTAAAGTGCTCGACATAGCTTGTGGTGAGTATTGACTTATATTGCCGTGTATTGCCGTACACGGTTAAACAGACGGAGTTTGCCTTATGCGACCTAACATTACAATTGTCATCCCTGAACCCTACCTCCCGTTAGAGGAGTATTGCCGCCGTACTGGAACCAACAAAGAAACAGCTAAGAATTTGATTGAATATGGAAAATTACCTATCAAGCCAAAGGGCAAGCAGAAGAAAGGGCTCATAGAAGTGAACATGGCAGCCCTGACAGTGCAGGCCCTGAGTGAATGTAGCGTCTCTCTTCAGGCTTAATCTATTTTATCGATTAGAGTAGAGCTAACCATGTTTGATTATGCCATTTCTAAACATCCGCACTTCGATGAAGCCTGCCGACAGTTTCCAGCACGCCACAATGTGACGGCTCTTGCTAAACAGCTCAGCATGAACGCCCAGACGCTGCGCAACAAATTGAGTCCGGGCCAGCCGCATCAGCTCACTTGTGCTGAACTGCTGGCGATCACTGACGCTACAGAGGATTCCAGCCTGATTGATGCCTTGCTGGCACAAATCAACTGCATGCCGTCCGTGCCTGTCAATGAGGCTTGCGCCGGGAATATTCCAACGTATGCACTGCAGGCTACGGCCGCAGTTGGCAACGTTGCCGCCGCTGCCGTTCAGGGCGACCACAAAACGCCGGTACGCAAAAGCGCACTGCTTGAAAGCGTCAACACGGCGATCCGCCATTTGTCGCTGATCGGCTTGACCGTTCAGAACCGCATCCAATCCACCCCGGCTCTGGCCTCCACCGTTGACGTGATCAGCGGGCTGAGTGCTGTTGCTGGTTTAAGCTGAGGTGATCACCGTGGTTATTTCTATCGCTCCGCTGCTGAAACAACAAAGCCCATCGCGGCATTTTGAACACGGTTTTATTGAACTGCCGGGCGGAAAGCGCTGGCGCCCACGTCACGATCAGGCGGCCTTACTGCGTGGCCTGTCAACGGCTAAGCCTGTTTCACCGCTGCGCCGTTTGTTTTGCCGTTAATTGGGGCTGTCATGTTGTTGGCTACTGAAACACAAAAAGCGATCGGTATTAAGCGCATTTCACAGATTAAGCGTGAGCTGTTCCCGCATAAGCGGAATCAGGCGCAAGAGGCTTTTGATAAGTCGCCGGAACATATCCGCAGAACTGTTTGTTTTCATGCCGGGCTTAAAGAGCGGCATATAAAAATGAAGTTTGCAGAAATGAGTTATTCAGAGCGTAAACAAATTGTGTGGGCGCTGAATGACCTGATTGATTTATCAAAAACCTTGCCGCGATTTATCAGTGATGATGATTGTGAATTAAACGTTAATTAACCGCGTTGCGTAATTCTGGCGTTAACCCGCCGGGCATCGCTTTGCCTGAAATAAGGAATTTACGATGAAAGAATCTTTGCTTCTTACTCCAACTTTAACCAGCTCGGCAAATAATGCCTTTCAGCGTGGTGTTGTCGCTGGTACTTGCCGCGCGGTTTCTGCCTTAACGAATGAGTTTCAAGATTTGTTAGATAGCGCGCGTGTTGATGAACGTAAAAACCAATCACAGGTAGCTGCTGCGCGTTTGGTTCGGCTGGCGGCCCACATCACCCAAGAGGGGTTAACAGCGGTCGAGGCTGTGGAGCTGTTGCGCCAAGAGGCTGAAGCCATCGAGCATCAAGCGCAGGAGCTGCACTAATGGCCGACTTGATGGACTACGAACAGGAGCGGCAAGCGCTGGTACTAAACGCGCAGATCGCCAACGCCCGCAAATCCTCCGCGCTGCCTTCTGCTTTCGTTTGCGAAGAATGTGACGCGCCGATTCCAGCCGCGCGCCGCGCTGCCGTTCCCGGCGTTGATACATGCGTAAGCTGTCAGCAGATCCGCGAGACGCAAAATCACCTTTACGCGGAGAAGGCATGACGGAGTTCTCTATTTTGTTCGGCCTGCTGGCGTTGCTGGCAGGTCATTTTATTGCGGCTGATTTGAGCGATTCAGAATTTGCACGCAGACCAGAAAACCAAAATTACGATTAAGGAAATAACATGGAAATTAAAATCGGCTCTGAGTTTGTTATCACCAGCGATAACCTGCAATTCATTCTTAATACGGTGAAGGTAGGGAAAACAGGAAAAAGCGAAGGTCAAGAGCGTTACGAGGCTATCGGCTATTACCCAACGATTAACCAGCTTGTGAACGGCCTTATTCATCACAGCGTCCGTAATTCCAGTGTTAATAGCATTGCATCACTGGGCGCTGAAATAGGTCGCATTGGCAATCTGTGCCAAGAAGCTTTTGCGGTGTGTGAGGCTGCAAATGGACAATAAGCTGAGCAAGCCGGTTATGTATGTCGTGCGCACCCTCGACGGTAGCGTGGCGTCGGTAAAATCGTATAGCTACACCGCTCCAAAGGGATTCACATGTGAGCCGCTTTACTCGCAAGAGTACGTCTCCGCCCTGCTGTCAGAAATTGGGGAGATAGAACGGTCACTAATCTCGAATTGCGTCGATTACGAATTTGACCTGATTAAGATGAAGCGACGTGCCGAGGCAGCAGAGCAGCGCTACGCCGATCTGGAAGAGCGATTGAAGTTGGTTCGCGAGCAACGCGATAACGAGCTGCGCTCCAATGCAATATTGGAAAAGCGGCTGGCTACGCCGGTGCGGTTGCCGCTGCCGTATTCGCCTGATCCGTGGATGTCACCAGACCCAGACGGAACATGGCTGGATAAAGAAGACGTGAAAAAATCAATTCGCGCCGCTGGCTTCGTTGTTGAGCTGTGTTCTGCTTGCAATGAGCGTTACTGTGGCAACTGCGCCCACGCCAACGGCGCGAAAGTGCAATGAGCCAAGCGGCACCCGCCTACGCTTACCCATGGAACGAACCGCGCCCGGCAGTTGCCGGGCCGGTGAGACCGCTTACCCGTGAGGAACTCGCTCAGGGGCAAGCTGTTTTAACCAATATCCGCCGCCTGCCGCGCTTCCTCAGCGCCATGTTCCTGACGCGTTACACCAATTTGCTCAAGAGCAAAGGGCTGCACGACGCCAACAAATGGCTGGTATTCCAGTTCGATCGCCGCATCTGGCCGCGCCTGCAAACGGCGAGCGCCAAGAACGCGATGAACCTCGCCGCGTCAATGCGGTTTTCTGCTGAAGTCGATAATTACGCAGCTCTGCCCGGCATGGATGACAAAGAGTTACGCCGCCTTGCCGATCGCGTGGCCGGTCAACTTCTGCAGAATTACGAAGATTACTGCGATGAGTTTGTGGCGGAGAATGGCGGCGACAATGCCGGGCTTTTCGAAGATGCCACCCAATCAGAATTTTATGGCTGCATTGCCGGTATGGCGCGCGCCTTCAACATCACCCCGATGCACTGGCGCAAATACCGCAAAGGCAAACTGGATGCCCGGTCAGCGATTGCCAGTCTGTCACGGTTGGTTAATTCCGAGTGGTGGGAGCGGCAGTTGAAAGCCCAGCGCACGCAATGGCGCGAGGCGTTGTTGATCGCCGTCGGCAATGTGAACCGTGGGGCATCGTCCTACGCCAGTCGGCAGGCAATCCGGGATGTGAAAGCGCGCCGACAGTCCAATTTTGATTATCTGAACAGCCGCGAGCTTGAGAACGTCGAAACCGGCGAACGCTTCAGCCTCATCGACAAGGTGATGGCAAGCATCTCTAACCCGGAAATCCGTCGTATGGAGTTAATGGCGATGATCGCCGGTGTTGAGCAGGCCGCCGCTATCCGTGGCGATAAAGGGATGTTTATCACCATCACCACCCCATCCAAATATCACCCGACGCGCGCCGTCGGCAAGAACAGCCCGAAGGTGCATTTTAACCACAAGTGGGACGATGAAGCCTACACGCCAAAAGACGGCCAGCGCTATCTTGTGAAGCTGTTTAGCAAGATCCGCACAGCGTTTAAAGATGCGGGCCTGCAGGTCTACGGCGTGCGCGTTGTCGAACCGCACCATGATGCGACGCCGCACTGGCATATGATGCTGTTTACCTCCAAAAAACAGCGCCAGCAGGTGATCGACATCATGCGCCGTTATGCCATGGCTGAAGATGGGGACGAGCGCGGCGCCGCCAAAAACCGGTTTGACTGCAAGCACCTGAACAAAGGCGGTGCGGCGGGCTATATCGCCAAATACATTGCAAAAAACATCGACGGCTACGCGCTGGACGGCGAACGCGATCATGAAACCGGCGAGCTGTTGACTGATACGGCGGCCGCCGTCACCGCGTGGGCGTCAACATGGCGTATCCCTCAATTCCACTTTATCGGCCTGCCGTCGCGCGGCGCATGGCGTGAGTGCCGCAAGATCCGCTCTGTCAGTCTGGCCGACGAGTTTGACGAAACCGTTGAGGCGGTGCGCGCTGCTGCTGATGCCGGTGACTTTGCAGCTTACATTCTGGCACAGGGTGGCCCTAACGTTGCCCGTGACGATCAGACTGTGCGTGTAGCCCGCCGGGTTGCCGACGAACGCAACGCCTATGACGAAGAAGTGCAGAAAATCGCGGGGATTTTTGCCCCGCACATCGGTGCCGATCGCGTTTATGAAACCCGCACCACGCAATGGCGCATCGTCGCTAAAGCCGTTGCCGTTGAGCCTTTGACTTTGAAAAGCGCCTCCGGCGCGCCTCGGAGTCCTGTCAATAACTGTGGGTTGGTCGGCAGCGGTGGCGCCGAAAATGCGCAGGATGGGGGGCTTGTAGAGGCCGTGGCGGTGATGGAACATGCACCGGAAACCCTGATTGACTGGGATGACATGACCGTTGCACGGTCTGTTATGACGCGTTTACGGGCAAATGCCCCGCAGATAAACAGGCAGCAAAGAGGAATTGACCCATATAAGCGTATAGAGCCTGCTGCATCGGCCAGATTGACCACTGCCGAGCGCGATCGCGTATCCAAAATTTACTCAGAGCTGGCACTACACGGCATCGAGCCGACGCGCTGGGAACTTGAGGCATTGGCGCGCGGCGCTAAAGTCAAATTTGGTGATATTTCAATGCACTATCCGGCGGTTAGCGATTGGGCGGGCTTCCAATAATTTCTTGCGCAATTAAATCCGATAGGCATATACTGTATATGTATACAGTGATTAAGCATCGGAGGGAAAGGGTGCAAGCAGTGGATGAAGTGGTTGTTTTAGAAAGAATTGAACTCATCGCCCGTCTGGGGATTTGTTATGAGAGCCAAGCGAAAGACAAAGACATTGCACTGATATGGATTTCAGAACTGGCGGGGGAGATGAAAACCAGCATTGCCCCTGAAAAAGCAGAAGTGATCAGGCAGCTTTCTACGATCTCTTAGATAGCCCTTTAGATAAAAGCTAAGTTACTTCGAACATTCGTCGCACTAGTGGTACTGAACTGCAATGATGCTGAGAAATTTTGCATCTCTGGTTGCCAATTTCGTTCAACTATCGCTTATGGTAACACTCTCGGATATCAGGCCAGGACACTAGCGTAGGTGGTTCAGAAGATGTTCTTTTATTATTATAATAAAATCAATTGGTTACTCAAATTATTGCAGCGTGTGCAAGTGATGCAACAACAAAAAAACTTAAGAAAATGATGATTTTTTTCAAAAAAGGACTTGATAATAAATTATTGCTGTATTTTTGGCTTTTTTTGTCATAAAGTCCATTTAAAGTTGGTTTTGGCGGTTGTGTGAGCTGCTCTTACAGAGTTCACAGCACCGAGCTAAAGGAGCAAAAAATGTTAATTGAATTCAATGTTGAGAACTATCTCTCAATCAAAAACAGACAAACACTTTCTCTTATTGCTAATAAAAGCAATGAGTTAGATAGTAATGTCTTTAAGGTTGAAGGGAGTGTAAACTTAAACGTTTTAAAATCAGCAGTTATTTATGGCGCGAATGCGGCGGGAAAATCTAACCTACTGCTTGCTGTACGAGCAATGATGGATCTTGTCACTCAATCAGCTGCCAACAATCAAGCTGGTGAGAATATTGCTGTATATCCATTCAAGTTGAGTTCTGAGTCAGTCGGGCAACCAACAGAATTCGAAGTTATTTTTATTGCAGAAGGGGTTCGATATCAATTCGGATTTTCTGCTACGCAGGATCGTATCATTGATGAATGGCTCTATGCATACCCTAAAGGCCGACCTCAAAAATGGTATTATCGTTCTTGGAATGCTGAATCATTAGAATATGATTGGGATTTCGGTAATTATTTACTGGGCGAAAAACAAGTCTGGCAGCGTTCTACAAGGGCGAATGCTTTGTTCTTGTCGACAGCGGTTCAATTAAACAGTGAACAACTGAAACCAGTGTTTATGTGGTTCCAAAAAACACTTAGAATGTCAGGTGTATCTGGTTGGAATAATTCATTCTCAGCTAAGCGGTGCACTGAAAATACTAAGAAAGATATTCTTTGTTTTTTGAAAGCTGCAGATGTAGGGATTGATGACATCTTAGTGAAAAAAGAGAAGTTTAATCCGGAAACCTTGCCAGAAGAAATGCCAGAAGATATCAAGAAAATTGTCATTTCAAATATGAAAGATAAGGAGGTTCTTGATATCTATACTGTTCACTATGATGATAAAGGAGAGTCCGTAACTTTCTCATTAGAGGAGGAGTCACACGGCACACAGAAGTTTTTCTCATTAGCTGGCCCTTGGTTGGATGCTCTGGATAATGGGTATGTTCTTCTGATTGATGAACTGCATGATACACTCCATCCTAAGCTAGTTGGTTTCCTAGTTAAGCTATTTAATGATCCAATGACAAATAAAAAAGGGGCTCAACTAATTTTCTCAACTCATGAAACATCTATTCTAAATCAGAGTGTTTTCAGAAGAGATCAAGTTTGGTTTTGTGAGAAAAATGATAAAAGCGAAACTAACATTTACCCATTGACTGATTATAGCCCTAGAAAAGGGAGAGAGAACTTGGAGGCGGCATATTTAGATGGTCGATACGGTGCCCTTCCTAATATTAGAAAATGGATTGGGGGCGAAGATGGGGAGTGAGGATTTATTTAAAAAAAGACGTGG